TCTATCGTATCGTCAGGGATGCCTAGCTTTGAGGCAATCCAGCCTACTGCCGCACCCCCTGCTGGCCCTGCCACCGCTGTTGCTAGAACTGGCGCAACGCCTTTTAAGATTCCAAGTAGTGCATCCATTATTTAGACCCCCACACTAAAAAATAAGCGATATATCCAGCTACTACAAAACACCAAAATTGCGCTACTCTTGCACGATTTAGGTCTTTATCAAATGCCTTTTGAAACTCTTTGTCCTGCTTTTCTAACTTGGCTTTTAGTGCTTCGACTTCAGCCCAGCGTTTACCGTACTTCTTTAAAAAGTCTGCCCGTATCTTTGCTTCTTCCCGCCTGACCTGCTCCTCATGCTCCCACTGAATTAGGACTCGTTTGAGGAATAGTTCCTTGCGTACCTCGTTCTCTCTAAGTTCCCTGCGCCTGTCAAGGTTACGCTGTTGCGCTACATCGGAAGCTTCTTTTTGAACATCCGCAATACTTTTAGATAGTTCTTTACTAACATCCCGACTTGCGTTTAGGGAACTACTGAGGGACTTTGCACCTTCTAGTAAACCATCCGACACATTGATAACCTACCTGTTACCAAGCCAATGTGCAATAAAACCCACGAGTGAACTAAAAGCTGATACAAACCCCATACCGACCCAAAAACCGCCCCTAGAACGATTAGCCATTGCGACCAGTTCTTCAACAGAAGCTTCCATCTTGTCGATCTTTTTAGACATTTCATCGAACTTGGCTTCATAGTTCTCTACCTTCTGCCAAAGGACACCGTATTTAACGGGATCAATCTCAAAACTCATGTTCATACCGTAATGGCTTTAAGTTCATCTAAAGTAGTAGCGGAATCAGCTAATTGGGTTACATCCCGTAGTCTTTGCTTTTCAGCCACAATCGCAGAAGTATCAGCACCGCTTTCTAATGCTCGTTGAAACGCTACATCTTGTGCTTGTAATAGCGGAGTGCGTTCTGCTCTTAGGCGGTCTTTAGTGATAGCTTTGGCTTTGTCAAAATTGACTGTTACAGTTGTGTCATTAAGTTCCCATGCATTAAAAAAATCGTTGTTAGGCAATGTATCGCTATCAACAATAATTGCACCTTCAGGGCAGTCTTTTGCTAATACTTGTTCAATAGGCAATTCGCCAGTAGGAACGCAGACAGATACACCGCCATTGTCGTTTGTGTAAATAATTACTTGTGACATGATTTATCCTTATGAACTAAAAACTGCTACATGAGCCGCAACAGGGTCGGTGTATGCATTATTTGCAGAGTTAGTAAATTCAACTGGTAATACAGATGTAGTTAATCCAGTTGTAAATATTTGCATTTGACCCATAATAGCAGTTGAAGAATATTGTTGAGCAATAGTCGCAACATAATTAGTATTAGGCATAGCAGTAGTAAAATTTATAGTGTATCGACCTGTATTTGACCGAGTTACAGAACTAACATTAAACGAACCATTAACTGTTCCACTTGCACCTGCAAAGTTTACCCATGCTTTAGCAATACCAGTCATGCCGTTCTGTGTTGCAAGAACTCCTGTAGGGGTGTTTAAAGTAGTTACTGTAGCGGTTGGAATTGTTGCTGTAGTAATTGTGCCAGTAGTAATTGTTGCGGCACTAAAGTTTGGTGTATCGCCCGATATAGTTAATGGCATTATGCGACTCCTTTTATAGCGTCAATCTGTTCTTGCAGTTTAGCAATCTGTTCTTCTTTGGTTGGTTGATTAGCAAGCCATTCAGTATATTGTGTTTGGGCTTGTGCAATTTCTTCCGCAGTTAATTCAATAACCTTACGCTCACCAGTAATCACATCAATTTCTATTCTGTTCATGGTTTACTCGTAAAGAATGTTGATTGAGCCAGCATCAAATGTATCTGTGCCGTTTACTGTGGTGATGCGGATGCGGTCTAATGCACCACCTAAGGCAGAACTATTACCAGCACTCATCTGAGTTCCAAGAAATTCGTAAAGCGAAATAACACCTGATGCAACCCATGTATTGCTTGAAATCAAAGACAATGTAATATTTCCACTGCTTAATACCCCTGTAGAGTTGTAAGCCTGCAAAATAAAACCAGCAGTTGAAGTAGCTGCATTTCCACTTGTTGTTAAATAAGTTGCAACTGAAAGATAGCCACTAGATGTTATTGAACCTGAGCCTATTTGTATCAATAAATTACTTGTACTGTTAGTGCTAACACCTTTTAGAACTACAGTAATACGCTTGACCCAGCTAGGAATACTTGTAAAGTCAATGCTTGTTCCGCTTGTAGTAGCTACGGCAGTACCGCTAGTAACAAGGGATGTAGATGGGTTGTATTGACCAATTGCTAAACCGCTAGAGCTAACAGTTGCTTTAGTAGTTCCATTACTTTGTAGTTCAATATTTCCGCTTGTATCAGCAGTTTGTACTAAACCGCTAGATGTAGATGCGTTTAATGTGACAGCCATTATTCAATCTCCTTCCAGCTTGTTGTAGATTCATCCCAGCTATATTTTTTACCGTCTTGTGGGTGTGGTGCTGGGGCTTCCCAAATCCAAGTAGATTGATTTAATGTCCATGAAGCATAAGGTTGTGGTTCGTAAAATACATCGTTTGTTTTGTCGTAAACATAACCAATGCCAGCAAAGTTACCACGCAAAGGTGTGCCGCCTAACTTATGTTGGTTTCCATGCGTATTGTAGGAAGTCTGAATCCATTCTCCTGCTGAAGAATCTACAAAAGTTTGAAAAAATTCAGGTTCGGCAACAATTAATTGAACGACTTTGCCGTTCAAAACTTTAGCAAAATGGCTCATGCTGTGTAACTCCCTGAAGAAGTAAATTGAAGAATAGTATTAGAACCGCTTGTTGTTACAGTTGGAGAACCAGTAGTTGTTCCTGAATAACGAGCCGTAGGAATAGAAAGAATAACAATACCTGAACCACCATTTCCACCAGTTCCACCACCATCTACGCCTGATCCACCACCACCGCCACCACGATTTACAGGTGCGTTTGAGCCGTTAGCGTTTGCATTTCCATTACCGCCACCAGTTCCAGCAGTACCGCCTGAACCTCGACCAGCACCACCGCCACCCCCTGCATAACCTACAGCAGAACCAGTAATTGAACTAGTAACAGCAGAACCGCCATTTCCAGCAGTTGAGCCAGTAGCATCTGCTCCAACACTTCCTGCACCACCCCCACCACCGCCCGGATAGGCTGGCCCACCATAATTTCCAGCACCACCAGCAAAGCCTTGACCGCTAGTACCTGAGCCACCAGCAGAGTTTTCTTGCCCACCGCCACCGCCTGAACCACCACTACCACCAGTTTTTTCGCTACCAGCAGAAGCTCCACCACCGCCACCACCGCCACCTGATGCAATAACTGTAGCAAATGATGAACTTGTGCCAGCCCCACCACGACCTGATGATGAACCAGTACCGCCTGAACCTACAGTAATAGAGTATGCTGTTCCTGTAATTAATGTTGTTGAGCCTGATAGCAATCCACCCGCACCGCCACCACCAGCTTCATCAAATCCACCGCCACCACCACCAGCAACGACTAAATAGTCTGCTAAATATCCAACAAGCACAGTTCCGCTAGTGGCTGGTAAGTCCAATACAGTAGTACCTGCTACCGCTTGTTCCTGTAGCGTACAGCTTCCGCTAGTTGAGCCTAATAAGACAATAGACATATATTTTCCTTATAAAACGACCCAGCGACTACCGCTAGGAACAGTTACTACTACGCCACCATTGATTGTAATGGGTGAAACAGTCGATGCGTTCTTTCCTGTAGGAATTTGATACGAAGCCGTTACGACTTGGCTATTTTCCACAAATACTTGGTCACCGCCATTACCTGTTGCCCCACCGCCAATTTGTGACCATTTTCCCACTAAATACGAGCCTACAGTTGATGCTGAACCCGATGGGGTAGTAAGCATGGTGTAAGTAAAGCTAGTGGCATTAACTACAGTAATGCTAAATGTGCCGTTATATTCAACAGGAACAGCACCGCTAACTGTGACAAATGTGCCTGTAGTCAGGTTATGTGCCGATGCGGTTGTTAGGGTAGCGGTGGTTGTAACACGAGTAATAGAACTAATTGTCTGCCCGCTATAAGTCGAGTAACCCTCAAATTGCTGTAGGGTGGTGTTATAGCGTATTGAACCTACCGCTGGTGTAGCAGAGCGTTGGGCGGTTGAGCCGTTAGGTAACTTAATTTGACCTGTGCTATTGACCGCTAAATTACCCGCCATTGTGGTATCACCAGCAACCGATAGAGTAGAACTACAGGTAACTGCACCAGTAAATGTTGGGGTACTAAATTGCCCAAAGTTAACCGCATCACCCGTTAGGGTAGCGTTTGCTAGGTTGGTTACCTTGTTGCTGTTAAGGTTTAGTGGCCCTGTCATTGGGGTTTGACCATCTGCCGCTACTGAATCGGTCATAGCAGAAGCCAAATCGTTCATGGTGTTATTAGCCCATGAGGTCGATATAACTGTTCCAGTTACGACTGGATTGCCCGCTGGGAGTGTATAGACTCCCGATCCGTTTCTACTCATTTTGATTCCTCGACTATTTCAGGTTTTTGTGCAATATAACCGCCTACTATTGAATTAACCAATGTTTGCGCTTTAGCAGACTTTGGCCCAGTTCTAGCAAGTTCTTCCAATTTAGATACAGAATCGGGGTCAACCAACATTTTAGACAACAAAGTAGCATTTCTAGATAATTGCATATCCTCTAAGAAATTAACCACATTAGATGGTTTTAACGGGGTTGCTACTTTACTTGCCATTCCTCGTTTTAATTCTTCTGAGGTCATTTGGTTAAATGCCGTTGCTGAGTTAGCTGGCATACGCTGACCTTGGGCTTGCATAACATCTAAGAACCGTTCAAATCCCTGCCATGCTTGCATACCGCTAGATTCTGTTACTAATGTGCGTAGGTTGTCACGCTGTTGTTTGTTACCAGCAATGGTACTTGCAAACTTAGGCCCACCAAACTGGTTCTGTACGCCACCTACATTTTGGGTGGTTTCGTTAAATATGCTTTCTAGGTTTTGGCGTGTCCACTCAGGTAATGCGTTAGGGTCTTTTCTGCGTAACAGGTCTGCCGTGCGCTTGATGTCGGCAGGGTACAAAGATACGGGTTTTTGTGGCATCAAGACATCTGCGCCCGTAGCACCTTCTGCAATTTGACCTACTGGCCCTTGTTTTAAAGGTGTTATCTGAGTTCTTTGTGCTACCTCGTAATTGGTACTGCCTTGTGCATACAGCGGTGATTTAGACGATAAATACTGGTCTAGTTCACGGCTTGCACCAAAAGCATTAGCGGCTTTAGCTTTGTCCTCGCTTGATGATACAGCTTTAGAAAAGTTACGATATTGAGCGTCAAGGTATATCTTGGCGGCATTCAATACTTGTGGGTTATTTTCAGATAAACCTTTAACGCCTGAATACGGATCTTTTCTTACATGGTTAATAGCGTCATCAATTGCTGAATTTTGCTTTAATGCGCCAATCTCGTTAGGCAATATAGGCAATGGTTTACCAGCACCCAAGACATTCATTTGGTTCATACCCTGCTGATAAAAAGGTGTTACTTTTTGCGTAACTCCCCGTTCAGCACCACGAATAACATCTTGACCTGCTTGCTGTAAGTTAATTGGCGTAGCGGATGTAGGCGCATTGGGGCTAATTTGTGGCATTAGATTGCTAAACGCTTGAGCCTGTCCTTGTGGTCTATTAACCATAAACTGACTCATAATGCCTTGGCTTTGCGGTGCATTTTCTAAATATCTTTGTGTGCCAGCTAAAGATTTGTTACCACTTACTTGAGCAATAGCCTCTGCACCCGTAATTGGACTGCCCATGCGGATTGACTCTTTTTGCAATAAATCTGCTAAACGCAATTGTTCAGGGGTTACATTTCTTAAACCCTGATTTACAACATCGGAAGCGGTAGTTCTTAAACCACCAACAGGAACACCTGCCGCAGTCATTGCGCCACCAGTTGCTAAAAATTGAGCAACAGGGCTTTCAATGCCAATGCTGTTTAATAATTCAGAAGTTGATCCACCAACAGCACCCTGAAATGCGGTGCGACCTACTTGGCTACCTATTTCTCTACTAGCGGGCAATAATGGCTTTGTTGCTACCGCTTTAGTCATAGAGAATGGGTTTAAACCACCGCTAGTCATTAATTCTGTAGTAAACCCAGCTACCCTACCTACTGGCGATTTAAACTCAGCTTCGGGCGTAATAATGCCCTTTTCGGTCAAAAATGTTCTTGAAGGTGAAGCCGCCCTTGGTATAGGCATATCAGGCGTAGTGGCGTACTGATACAGTCTTTTTACATTTTCGGGTGCGCCTAAGAATATATCTCCAAGACCAGTAACGCCTTTCATCATGCTTTGCGTTAATTTTCTAGGAACGCTGGCATCTTTAGTTTCACCTAAAACGCTGGTGTATTGTCCTGCTTGTATGCCTTCTTCAGCTTTGGCTTCACGATATGCTTCTGCCACCGTTTCAAATTCAGGCGTACCTTTTTTGGCTTCGTTTTTTACAAGCCATTCAGCGTATTCGGTTGCGTTTGCCATATTAAGGTGTAGATTTAGGTTTTATAATTTCATCTGCTTTTTTTCTTACATCAGTTGTAGACTCTCCAAAAATACTTGGGTTTACTTCAAGCTGATAGTAAGGAACAGAATTTGGACTATCTTTAGCCAATGCGCTCATCATTGATTGGTGCTGGTCATAAGTAAATTTAGCAGAGCGTTTTGCGGCATTAGCAAGTATTCTAAGTTCGCCAGCGGTTAAAGATACATCGCCTGACATAGCCCGTTGTGCTAATGCTCCTTCGGACTCTGTAATTGCACCCTCGCCACGCATCTGTTTACGACCTTGCAAAGTAAGCTGTGCCAAACCTTGAATTGCTTGACGAGTATTAGCAACAATTTCTTCGGTTTTATTACCAGTAACGCCCAACATTTGACCAATTTGAGCCAGTTGTAATTTTTGGTTTGCACCTGCGCCTGTAAATATTTTGTTTGTATCTAAAGACTGAATAATGCGGTTTGCGGCATCTGCTTGTTGAATTGCTCCGCTAGTTGCTGTTTTAGATGCAACCAACATTGGGGCAACATCACTAACGCTTTTGCCAAGCATATTACTAAAATCAAACTTATTAGCACCAGCAGAAGTTTTGCTTTCAACCAATTGTTTAGCATATGCCGCTTGTTCTGCTGTCCATGATTTAGGATCGGCTGGCAATCTACCAACAGCAATAGCGTATTTGATAACATCAGGTTGTTTACCTGCGCCTTGGTATAAAGGTTTATAAGTTCCTGCTTCCAATAAAACATCTTCAGGGCCAACCTTAATTGGGCCTTCAGTCATCTTGCTAAATGCAAAGTCACGCTGACGCTGTGATGCTTTTGGATTGGCGTACAAGTTAGCGTATGCCGCTGGAACATTAGGTGCTACACCCGCAACAGGAGCAACCCGTCTGTATTGTGATGTAAGTTCACCTTGTGGCCCAATCATGTCAGGAGTGGTCTGCATGGTTAAAGTATTGTCAGGGCCATAAATACCACCCTCAACGGCTGGTGTACCCCGTCTAATCTTTTCAAAGTCAGCAAGTGCTTCGGTTTCACCCTGACGAATAGCTTTTGCTAAATCTATTTGGGCTTGATTAGCTTTTTCAATACCTCTTTGACCCATATAAACATTAGCTAACTGTGCTAAATTTTGTGTCAAGGATGGGGCTACATAACGCCCGCCAACCATTTGGCTTTGGGGTTGTTGCATACCTTGTTGCATTAGCATTTCAGCCATCTTTTGCTGACGCAAAATCTGTTGCTGTTGCAACATTTGATCGGGGGTTAATGTTCCAATATCAGCCATTTTTAATTCTCTCCTGTGGTCGTTGTAGGTACTTGACCTCGACCAAATCCACCGTATACATTTTCAGAACCGTATTGCATGATTGCAGGAATAGATTTAGCGTAAACACCTATCTTGCTTGCTAAACTTTGCTGATTTGGGTCTTGCTTACGCAATGCCATTGCTAAAGCCATTGGGTTCATTCCACCGCCTTGGCTTTGTCCTGCTTCGTTCACAAATTGGTTCTGCTGGGCTAATGCCGCCTGTTGGTTAGCTTGCTGTTGCCCAAAGTTTTGATATACAGGTTGTAGACCGCTAACATCTTGCATTGGAAGTGTTGGTAGGATGTAAGGATTCATAGTTTTCCGTAATCTACGGCTTTGTAGCCGTCATGTAAGGTTATTACAGCATTCGGATACATTGCCTCTACTTCTTGCGCCATCACGCCTGTGTGCGTTCCATGACCTGCTAGTGGGTGATCCTTAAACTCATCTTTGTACTCATACTCGTATACAGGTAAACCATTAGGTAGCCAGCCAATAGCTTTAATATTTTCTTTGGTACGAATATCAGACATTAGTGCCGCACCACCAAGGCTAAACAAACCTTGGGTCATTGCGTTGTTTGCGGCATTTTGAGCATTGGATGCGGCTAGATTAGCGTTGTAGCCCATCTGCGTAGCACCTAATATGTCAGGGCCTGCGGTGTTTGCTTGCATAGCAGGGTTTACAAAGGTTGGCCCTTGAACTTGTGCGCCTGTACGAACCGCAGATAAAGTGTTTAATGGTTCATTTCTAAGGTAGGCTTGCTCTTGTAAGGCAGACTGTCGGGCTTGCTGACCAACACCAAACCCTTGCGTTGTAGCACCTAAAAGAAGGTCGTTCTCACGCTGGGCTTGGTTACGCATTGCTCGGTCATACGCCTCAGACCCTAGTTGAATACCTTGGTTTGCTAACTGCTGTTCTAGTTTTTCCCGCCCCTGTTGAATCTGTGGGGCAAGGCGTTGCATATAGGCTTCTTGGTAGGTCTGACTAGGATTAAACCCTGTGCTTGGTAATTTGCTTATGTCAAATGGGTTATCAAGCATATTGCTGACATAACTCAAACCCTTACCAGTTAATTGACCAAGACCTAAACTAGCCTTGTTTTGGTAATCTAAAAGCTGTTGTTGGGCGGGCGCAAGGGATTGCGTAGCTTTCCACATGGGATTGCCAAACTTATCTTCCCCCGAAACTTCGTACTCAAGCGAACCGTAAGGCGTGTACTGATTTACACGATTAGCCGCAATATTAGCCCGTGCCGCCTCTAAGTTACCTGCCGCTGTTTCTCTAGCCGCCCCTGCATAATCAGGTGGTGGTGGCGCACTTCCCCCGCCTTTTCCCATATTTCTCTCCTAAAAATCTACATTTGTCTTTTGTCATTACAAAAAACAGCATATCACCGTCAGGGGAAATGTCGAGTAGTCGAGCGTTTTCCTCAAAACCCAAATTCTTTACAAACCGTATTGATTCTTCATTAGCCTCTAATACGGGTACTACTATCTTATTTACCCCTAATTGTACAAAAGGATAGTCAAAAATGATATTCAAATATTCGGGGGTCATTTGCCGTGTTATGGCAATGTGGCACATTACGGATACCTTGTTGTAATCCTCGTACCATACCCCCGCACATACTTCACCATCCTTGATCCAGCCTATTGTTGTTGAATTATCAGGCGTAAAAACCATGTTGCAATGCCTAGCAATCCAAGGCCCTACAATTGTCTTATCAACACATAACACCTATAAGACTCCACCTTTTTCCATTACATAATCGGTACTAGCCCAGCGCACATCAATATCTTGCGATGCAATATTAATGCTAATTCCTGCCGCATAGCCTATACCTGTCACGCCCTGCCAATTTTTAGAAATGGTATTACCACCGCCCCATTCCACATCATCCCAAAGGCTAGTATCCCAAACGCCCACACTAATTAAGGCGGGGTTATAGCTGATCTGTCCTAGTGAACTTTGGGTTTCAAAATCGGTGTTTATACCGCATAGAACGGTCGGTGTGCCGTTATCTACAAATAGGATAGGGCGTACCATTGTGAAGCGTTTTAACTGCCCCCTAGCGTCAAAATAGCTATATGCTTGTTGGCAGGTAGCCTTGATATTGGTGTCGTTGTCCGATAAGCCATCATAGAACTTACCGACAAAGCCGTTACCGCCAAAGTACATATCCTCGTTATGTGACTCAAAGCAGGTAGCATTAATCCCAGTAAAGTTAGCCCATGCCTTAGTAATGTTGTGCATAACAAACTGTTGTTGTCCACCGATCACGGGGATGTTAAATATCAACATATTGAACTTAGCAAAATACTGGATTTGCCAGCCAAACTGGGTGCTGTAAAGGTCTGCGGCTTCACTTACAGCGTTATAAATCTTGTCTGTAATATTAATTCGTGGGTCTAAGCGAGAGGACTGTAATGCACCCGCTAAAGGTACGATCCCGTCTTGGGTAATTAGTAACAAATCCCCGCCAAACTTAAAGAAACAGCGTCTAGTAAAGACTTGACCCAGTTGCCATACGCCAATTAGCGACCAATCTGTAGGGTCAGATGGATCAGAACCCTTATAAACAATGGCTTCCCCGTTATTAGTAATAAATACAGCGTAATCGTCTACCCCGTAACCTGCGTCTAGTGTCCAAGTACCCATCGCCTGAATAAAACCACCCATACGGGCTACACCGCCAAGGTCATAAGAGGTTGCCGCACCACTAATGGAGTTAGCACCTAGATACCAAAAGCGTAACTTATTTTTTTCTACAAAATACAGGCGTTCTTTGTGTAAATTAACATGGACTAAGTTAGCAGAATCAACACCAGTAATGAATTTAGCGACTGTGTATGACCCCAATGGGCTTGCTGGGCTAGTAGCTGGTGCTGAAAGTGCTGTGTAAGTAAAGGTCGTGCCGTTTGTAACGGTAATTCTGAAAGTGCCGTTATAGGCGGCTGGGCTTGCACCCGTAATGGTGACCTGATTGCCTGTTACTAGACCATGTGCGGTGCTAGTTACTAGCGTACAAGTAGTGCCTGATGAGGTTAGGTTGCTGATTGTTTGTGCGGTGCTGATATTAGCGTACTTAACCCAAGTCGTACCATCATAAATAAGGGCGGCATCCGTTCCATTAACTGCGGTTAGGAAGTTACCCCCTGCGGTAGACGCATTGACAAACTCCCAACGGTCGCTTCCTAGACTTGTTACGACTGATGTAGCCGTACCACCGCCTGTAACCTCATAAATAACGCTTCCAGCACTAGCAAACAGCTTTTGGGTGTTACCCCCTGCGTAGTTCATTAAGGTGTCTACTTGCCCTGATATGCCTGTAGCAAATCGGGTAAAGCCTTTTCTTAACTGAATTTGGGATGGGGTAGGATAAAAGTTCTCCAAAACCACCGCATCAAGCGGGTTCATTTCGGCAACAGAATCCCTAGCGTTCCACCCGCCAATAGGGGATGGTACAGAAGCCGTAGTAGCTGAAAACTTCTTAGCAACAGGCATAGTTAGCTACCGTAGCCTGTGTCAGGAATATTGGCGTAACCAATAAGCACCTTGCTTGGGTACGGTGCAAACGATAGGGTAGCAGAGCCTTTGTCGTTAGCTTTAGCGACACTAAGGTAGCGCATATAATCTTGTTGCAGTGCAGTAGTATCGAACGACTTAATCTGAAAATACTTGAGTTTTGTAGCTAAGACTAATACGGTGTCATCCAATACAGTCGTATCGGTATCAACGGTAAAGCTGTTTTTGACTGCTCCAGCGGCACTTCTAGCCCAGCCCTTAGAACGATACTCAAAACCTAAATATTCCTGTGTGTTGTAGGGTGGCCAAATTTGGAACTGACTGCCTAAGATACGCCAGCGAATCCGTGGGCCTGTTGAGATATATCCCGACTTTAGCCACTGCCATTGTTGAGCATCTTCAGGCCCAAGCATCTGCCAGTGTTTTGTCTTGTCCCAGTGAGTGTTGTCCGTAATGGTTTCAAAGTCAGGGGGCAATGGATACTTGGTCTGTGAGAAGGTAACAGTTCCACCGATGCTGGTTGCCGATGCAAGCTGGCTAACAGTTACGGTAGACCCTGCTACGCTACTTACATAAGTATCTTGTGGAACATTAGTACCGACTACTGAGTAATTGCTGTTTAGACCCGTGACATTACCCACATTCAATAGGTTGTAGGTATTGTTGATGGTGTCGCAGGTAGTAGTAATTGCTGTGGTGTAGAAACGGTACTCCAGTTCCAAGGCTTGCCAATCATGCTCCTTAACCAAGTCAAACCCAGCACGGTTCATCAACGCTAGGACTTGTTGCACATCCTGATTGGTGTTACCTGCTACATAGGTAGGAACGGCTAAGTTTAGTTCAGCGGTGACTTGCTGGACTAACTGGAGCATGGTGTATGACATATTAGGCTTCCTCTGTGGCTACCGCTTTTTTACGGGATTTCTTTTCACCAACAGCGGCAAGTATAGCGGCCATCTGATCCTGCATTTGAGCCAGCTTCGCATCTGTTTCTGCTTTTATTTTAGCAGTTTCTAAGTCCTTTTTGGCAAGTTCTTCTTTCAAAGAATTGATTTCGCTTTCACGCTTATCGGTTTCTGCCGCATTGATAGCTAGATTTAAAAATGCCTTTGCCTTGTCACGGAACGCATAAGGTGACATTCCTGCCGCCATACCCATGCGCTGTAACTGTAGGTCAGATGCGTGTGCAATCGCTTCAACAGTGTGGAACTTCAATGCCCTTAACTCCTCGGCTTGGCTTTTTGAAACAATAGGCCATTCCGATACGGGAGTGCCGACAATATCAGGTTCGTTTGCGCCCACACGGTTCATGTAGTTAGCCCACTGGATCGGAAAACGGGTCTTATGGCTAGGTAGCGCATAAGTATCGATCTCGGTCAGGGTATCGCCAGCTACACAGATGTGTACAAAGTCGAACTCTTTAAATATTGGTCTGCCAGCTTCTAGGGATTCATGTTCCTGTTGTACGGGTCGCTTGTAGAAACGAACCTGTAAACGGCTGTCTGCGTTGTTTTCATCTGAAGGTAATGCCATTTTTAATTCTCCTAAGGTATTAGGTTGTTAAAAGGAAAAAAGGGGCTACCAATTAAGGTAACCCCCCGTTTTTACTACAAAAAGCTATTAAACACTAGCCTTACTGAACCAACCATAATCGCCCGATGCCATAGAAGCACCTGACAAATATGTACCAGCACCCAAGGTAACTTGGAATGTGGAAGCGTTGATTACGCAAGTAGCGGTTGATGCGGCAATTGCTACACCAGCTTGTGCGAATACATAGCGTAAGCCATTATTTGCAAAAGTCTGTAGACCGAGTGGCCCAATGGTAGGAATTGCTGTGCCAGCGGAGTTTGAGTTGGTGTAAGCAACACCATCCAAGTCTACGCCAGCGATGGGGAGAGTTGTATATGCCATGATAATTTTCCTTTTCTAATCAGTGGATTAAGTGCCTGACAAGATGCCTTGCAATGAAGCATTAGAGCAGGTAAGGTTACCAGCCCAGCCATACAGCTTCACGATTGCATCTTGGTTAATCGATTGACGCTCACCACCGATAGGAACGAAATTACGCTCTTTGTGTGGGCGGAAGAAAATGTAGTTGGTGTTCAAGAGATACATATAAAGCGGATTCTCTTGTGCGCCAATACCACCACCGAGTACAACATCGGCAGACATACCACCACCGTAGAACTTCAAGGAAGCAAAGCCAGCCGCACCTTCGTCTACACCAGCAATACGCTGGATAGCTTGTAAGGATGCAACATAGCGTTGATACAGGGTGTTACCAGCGATGATGAGGTCTACCTTATCAGTTCCACGAACGGACTTGATTGCGGCTGAAGTCATAGCGGCTTGGATCAAGGAAGAAGAATCTGCACCTGTGGAAGATTGGTTTTGCCAAAATGTCCAGTTTGCACGATTGATACCACCGTATGTACCAGTTGTGTTAGCAACAGCAACAGCGGCCGCTAAACCAGTAATGTTCTTACCACCGTTACCTGTACCGTCACCATAAATGTCACCCGAAATGCGGTTCAAAAGACGGGCTTCAGAAACTTGCATACGACCATCTAACAGGTCAATGATTGCTTCTTTGCTTGAGTTTTGGAGCATTTCTAGACCACTCATTGTTACAGAGTCAGCGTACTGAGTAATGCTGAACTGTGCCGCAGAGATTGGGCTATCAGGGGTGATGTTTAATACTTCGTCAATTTTGTTATCGTAGTGGCTCTTTATCCGCTACTTCAGTATGTCACCATACTGTTCAGACTATATCATCCCTTTCGGGTGGGAGGCTCGTGGGGGTATTACTGATTTCTCTCGACCCCTAGTCGTTACACCTTCTGTGTCCCTAGCCCTTTCGGGTTACATACACAGCTTGGCTCGGTATTATCTTTAAACTCACCTAAATTTAAAGGTTTCCACCGAATTCATCCCATTTGCTACAAAAACTTGCTTAATGCAAATTAATGAAGGGGCTAGAAGTCAACCCACTATACGAATTAACATTGTTGGTCGAAGGATCGTTGTACATGATTTCTTCAAGGATTACATTACCACCTGAGAATGGGCGTACATTACCCTTTGAGTTAAGACGCTGTAGAACTGCATTGTTCTGCGTCAAGTTGTCTGCCAATACTCCGCTACGGCTTTGAATGGTAGTAGCGATAATATCGGTAATTGCACTATTAGCAAATGCCATGATATTTCCTTTATTAAGTTAAGTTAAACCCTACCGCTTTCTGCTTCGGCTATTTGAGCCATTAGCATTGAGCGTCTGTCCTTTGCATCTGTCTTAGACACCTGCCCGCTAGGAGTAACGGACTTCGGACTAACAGCAGTTGCTTTAGCTTTTGCTACTTGCTGTGCCTTAGATGCTTGGGTACTTGCTGACTTCAGGAGTCGTTCCTGATCCAGTTTGTACGCTTCATCGTTTATACGCACTGCTTTGGCATAAGCCGTTTCAAGGTCTTGGGCTATACCCCGCTCAAGTAATTGAGCCATATCTTCCCTTACCATGTCAAAGTGCGGAAACCGCTCCTTGTTACTACTTACCCGTTCAATTTCTGACATCAAACGAGCATTTTCTTCTTGCTCCCGAATCGCTGACAATTGTTGCACCTGCTGTTGTGTTGCTTGTAGCTGTTGCATTAACTGCTGTTGATACGGGTCTACATACGCCTGTTCAGGCATTTGTAAGCTATCTGAATTTAATTGTATTCCATAATCTTGTGCAAGTCTATTAAACGCTTGTAGCTTCTGTTCGTATGTTCCATTAGCCAGCGTGTAGTGCGCCCGACCTAAACTCTGTATCCAAGCTACTGGGTGAATGCCGTGCTTTTGTAGTTCAGGAACGAATGGGCCAATTGCTTCGGTTAGCTGTCTAGCGTTGTCGGCTTCGGCTTTGTAGGCAGATACGCCCTTCTTGTACTCGGCTTCACGCTGGTTAGCGTATTCAGCAAACTTAACGAAATCCTCTTTGTTTAGCTGTTCGCCCTTTTCCATCTTGTTCCAAATTTCTACATACTCTTTTTTCCATGTAGTTGGGCGTTTTACTTCTTCAGCCACAGCAGGAACTTGTCCCACGCTGTCAGGTTCTTCAACGATATCGGTTTCGCTATCGACTTCTGCGCTGGCTTCCTTGGCTTTGAAGCGACCTTTTTCGTCACGGTCAGGACTTTCTTCGCTACTTTCTTCACTGCTTTCGGCTTCGATTGGATCGTCATTTACTTCAATCTCCTTTTCTTCAGGTGCTTCAAGTGTGCCTTCTTCGGCTTGCTCTAGTGCGGCTTCCAGTAACTCTCTGCGGTCATCTGACATGGTTTTCCCTATCTATAGTTAAGTTTTGAATACGCTATTTCAGCAATCTGCCGTTTACGGGCTTCTTGGTCTTTACGGCTAAATTCATGGGTTTTCTGTTGTGTAGGCACATCGTTGCCTAGTTCGATGCAATTGTTGCGCTTTAGGTTCTCACGATGCTTAGAACGGCTAGATACCCATGTGCCGTCTGCCATGCTTATGTGACCCTCAATATCAGGTATCACCGTTGGGGCTTCCTTGGGTGTCATCTCCAGCTTTGCTTGCCATGCCTTGTCAGCTTCCTCGCCCTCAAAAGGTAGATTCCAATACGCTAGGTACTTTTCACGGTCATCAAACTTGCTTTGGTCATATTCTTCGTGATCGACCTTGCAATGCGGGCATTTAACGGTGACTTTGACTAAAGCCATTACATTCTCCTTATGATGTCAGGTAATTGGTCGTATTCTTCGGGTCTAAGTAGGCAAACGCTGTCATACCAGCGGGCATTCTTCCACCGCCAACAGACAAATTCCTCTTTAGGTAGTAAAACCACGCATTTAACGCCTAATGCGCCAGCTAAATGCGCTGTTCCTGTGTCTACGGTCACAATTCCCTTCATCGCCTTCATATGCGAGGCGGTTTGCACCCAGTTTTTCTTCCAACCATCGTCAGGCAGGGGGTGAAATAGACCATCGGAGTTAGGATTTAGGCTATATGCGTCATCACCGACCAGTTCTGCCATGTGTCGGTAGTCAATTGACTTGATGTAGTACAGGGTTTGCTTGCTTGCTTCCCAATTTACCCCGATTTTGGGTGGAATATTGCTAGGCAGGGCGTGTAAATAGCCCTCTGAACCCACAATCTTCTTACGGGTCACTGGGAACATAGCCTTGACTAACGGGTGGGATAACGAAATATAGTACGGGAGCGACATTGACCCTATCCAGTAGTCTGATTGGGTTGCCGCACCCTCTGTTAAGTCATTACTAAACACATCTACGCTGTGTAATTGACCTAAAAGGTGGTGAAGTGTGCCTTCCTGTAAGACTACGACCTGCTTTGCGCCTAACGCTTTTAGGGCAGGTAGGAATCGGGCAAACATAAGAATGTCACCAAACCCTTGCTCCATCTGTACGGTAATGGATTTATTGATTAATGGTTCACCTCTCCATACGGGCATCTTTAACGCTGGTGCGTATGGCTGGGCTTGCTTGGCAATAATCTCAGGATGCCAACGGTATTCAAATAACCTAAAACCTGACTCGTATCTGCCAGCGTGTAGGTGTTCGTAAGCTAATTTATATTGTGCGTCTGCACTTACAGAAGTAGTAATAATGCCGCCTCATCGTCAAGTTCCTCTTGGCGTTTGGCTTCCATTACTCGCAATTGCTCTTGGATGAGATATTGCTGGTGTCTGTAAGCTACTGCCTCAAGGATGTTATCCCGTTGTCTTTCAAGGTAGCTTATAGACCGCTGTAAATCTAGTGTATCGTCTGACGGTATATCAGCCTTAACCTCTTGTTTGGATTGTACTTTAGCTTTCTTAACTTTTGCAACAGGCGTTGGATCAATTTGTTCCTTAAACGCTTGCTTGCGTTCTGCTTTAGCGTCTTTGGTTGCTTGATCTAGTTTGCGCTGTCTTTCCGCTATCTTTGCGGATAGCTTGCGTAATCTCTTTAAATCATCCTCAGTCCATGTCGCATCATCGCCACCAGCTTTTGTATCTGTGGGTGTAGGCGGTATATAGATTTGGAACGCATTTACTTGAAACGCATTAGCTTGGAAAGCGGTAGCAAAACTCACAGAACTACCCAGCGTGACCCACTTGATACAGTCACAGTCTGACCGCTTGCTACCGTCATTGGCCCAGCACTCATAGCACTTGACCCACTTGGAATCGTATAGCTTGCCGATACAGTGTTGCTGTTTACGACTATGCCGTTAGTGGCGTTTAAGACTGTTCCATTTACTGTATTTGGTGCAGTTCCACCAATAGCAGGGGGGCTAGATAAATCTAATGTACCGCCAAGCGTTAAGTTACCTGAAGATGTAACTGTTCCGCTAAGACTGATACCTGAAACTGTGCCTGTACCGCTTACGCTTGTTACAGTTCCGTTACCTTTGTTGTTAAAGGTTGTAAAGTCTGTGGCAGATAAATACCCATCTACGCTAGTGGTGGCTTTAGCCATGCTTATAGCAGGGGTTGTGCCACCGCTTGACACTACGGGGGCTGTACCTGTAACGCTAGTCACGCCAGTATTGGTAATAGTTACCGCACCAGTTGAGCCTGATACGCTAATGCCTGTACTTGCGGCTAATGAATTAACCACATTAGTAAGACTTGCACCTGAACCAACAAAGCTAGTAGCCGTAATGGTTGTGCCAGTAATAGCTAAAGGCGTTGTGCCGCCAATAACCATGTTATTTATTGTTCCAGCGTTTGTAGGTGCAATTTCAAGCGAACCTGTACCAGTTGGCTTAATGTGAACATGACCAGTACCCGTAGGGCTAATGTCAATTTGTGCATTTGCACCATTGATATTTGTAGCTACATTGATTGACACATTATCGCCACCACCGCCACCCATGCTAATTTGGGTTGTACCAGCCGAGTTTTTAAGGGCTAAACCACCTGAGTTACTAGCTTGAACGATAGGTGTTGTAACGCTAGTAGAAGCGGTTAATGTTGTAACGCCTGAAACTGCGCCTGTATCACCTACAGTTACTACGCTGTTTTGCAGTAATTTGCCTGTGGTGGTGTCAAAACGGGCTATTGCATTGTCTGTGCTAGATGCAGGGCCAACCACATCACCACCTAAAGACGGGCTAGTATTTGTAATAGTGAAATTAGGATAAGTGCCACTTGTGCTGATTCCTGTACCAGCGTTTAAAACAACGGTTTGGTCGGGGGCTGAGTTAGTAATTACACCTGTACCTGAAACATAACTAATGCCAGTTCCAGCACTTACAGAAGCCCTAGCCCGTGCATCCGTGTAGTAAAGGTTTGTACCTTCAGCAATATTGGTCGTGGTTAATACGACTGCGCCTGTCTGCCCGTTGACCGAGGTTACCGTTTCGGTGTTATCAACCTTCTGCCAAACTGTGCCGTTATATACCGCCCAATCGCCCACAAGCCAATCAGTAATCCCATCAAGGTTAGTATTACCAGCAACGCTGACAACATAGTAATAACCTTTAGTACCAGTAGAGGAAGTAAGAGTAGGGGTGTTAGTGCTTGCATTCCAAGTTCCTTGATAGCTAAGTGCGCCTAAGACTGCGGCAGGAAGTTCGCTAACAGGTACTTTACCGCCAGCATCTAGGGTAGCAACGCCCAATGCCGCCCCAGCATCTTTAGTCGATGCCGTGCCTAGTCCCGTAATGTCTGTATTGGGAATGGTCGAGGATGCTGTAAAGGCAGAAGTTCCTGCGCCCTTGACATAGCCTGTCAGGGTTGTTGCACCTGTACCACCATTAGCTACGCCTAGCGTACCCGTGACATTGGATGCAGGGATAGTCACCCCTGATATTGTTCCACCCGTAATGGCTACCGCATTGGCATTCTGTTCTGCCATCGTGCCAAGCCCAGTAAGGGTATGGTCAGCATTCCAGTCGGATGGCTGTACTAGGGTTGAATCCCCAGCGTCAGGTATTGCTGAAGTCTTACTATGCTTAACTGTTATAGGCATTATTGAACTCCAATAATCTTACCGTCTTGTCCTCTAACCACAGTCTTAGGCTGGCTAAGTTTGTCTAGCAATGTAGCCAACATCTGCGCTAATTGCTGGTTGCTCATCTGCATACTCTCAATTGCGGGTTGTAGTGGGTGGTTTTTCATATCGGAATATCCTAATTGGTCTTGCAAAATGTTAGCCATTTGTACATTGTCAGCGTAAGCCGCCTCGCCCGTGTCTAGTCCTGCCGTGATACGGGTGGTTTCTATCTTAGCCGCATTGTTGAGGTAGGCGAGTAACAGTTCTTTGTTATTGCTGGAATCCATCTTGGTCTGCTCCAAGTCCATCTCCATCTGCATCTGCTCACGGTTGCGCTGATCCTCAAGCTGGAACTTCAGCTGATTTTCTTGGGCTTGATACTCCTGTTTAGCCTTCTCAAGTTCAATCTGCCCTTGAATCTTAGCTTGCTCAATCTGTTGTTGCATCTGCATTTTCTGTGCTTCTGCTTGCATCTTGGCTTGCTCGATCTGC